CTTACGAGGGGCAACTAAGCCGAGGCTTCACAGTCCACTTCTTAAGGGTGAAAACAAGCTGCAAGATGTAAAAGATCTATGCGAGATTGTGAAGATGCCCCTGCTTCCATGGCAGGAGTTCGTGCTTAAAGACATGCTGACTGTGGACAAAAAAGGCATGTGGATTCGTAAGACAAACTTAATTCTCGTGGCTCGACAGAACGGCAAGACCCACTTAGCGCGTATGTTGATCCTCGCTCACCTGATTAAGTGGAATACCAATGTGCTCATAATGAGCTCTAACAGAAGCATGGCTTTAGACACCTTTCGACAAGTAACTCACCTATTGGAGACCAATGACCACCTCAAAGGATTCGTTAAGCAAATCAGACACGCCAACGGCACTGAAAGCATTGAGATGCACTCTGGAGCAAGGCTTGATGTTGTTGCAGCAACTAGAGACGGTTCACGAGGTCGCTCGGTTAACGGGCTCCTCTACATCGATGAGTTACGAGAAATCAGTGAAGAAGGATACCGAGCTGCTACTCCTACAACTAGAGCTCACCCAAATAGTCAGACGCTTCTCACCTCTAATGCAGGAGACGCTTTCAGCACTGTACTCAACGATCTCCGCGAGAGAGCCATCGACTACCCACCTAAGTCCTTCGGATTCTACGAGTACTCAGCCCCTCAATACTGCAAGATAGACGATCGCAATGCATGGGCTATGGCTAACCCCTCAATGGGGTACACAATTACTGAGGATGCGATTGAAGAGGCGATTGCGACTTCACCTATTGAAAACACGCGCACAGAGACTCTTTGCCAATGGATCGACTCCCTAAGTAGCCCATGGCCGCATGGCATTCTAGAGGAGACCTCAGATAGCACCCTAGAGATGGCTGTAGGTGCTTATACAGTATTCGGCTTTGATGTTAGCCCTTCAAGGCGCAACGGCTCACTTATTGCTGGTCAGTTATTGCCAGATGGTCGTATCGGTATCGGCATCCTAGAGACCTACAGCTCGCAGGTAGCCATCGATGAGTTAAAGATGGCGGCAAGTATAAAGGCTTGGTGTGACATCTATAAGCCGCGCCTAGTCTGCTTTGACAAATACGCCACACAGACGATTGCAGATCGGCTAACTAACTCAGGCGTAGTCTGTGAAGATGTATCAGGACAGCAGTTTTACAAAGCGTGTGGAGACCTATTAGAAGGCTTAGTCAACCATCGAGTAGTGCATAATGGACAGGCTGAGTTCATCCAGCAGATGAATAACTGTGCAGCTAAAGTCAATGACAGCGCCTGGCGTATTATCAAGCGGAAATCGGCAGGTGACATATCTGCTCCCATTGGCATCGCCATGGCAGTTAGCAAGCTCATGATTCCTCAGCCTAAGCCACAGATTTATACTTAGACACGCCGTAGCGTGTTGTCTAATTACTTGACAAATGCTACACTTTATGACTATGGGTCTATTTCGCAAAGCTGAAGCAACATCCAATGAGAATGAGCGTTCATCGCTTAAAGCGCAATACGCCCCTCAAATTTTAGGCGATCAATTCCTGCCTTATAATAATTACTACACAGTATCTTCAATGGCTCGTCAAGATGCCATGACTGTGCCAGCAATCAAGCGATGCCGTGATCTTATTGCTGGAACAATCGCCACAATTCCATTAGAGTATTACAAGAAATCAACTGGCGAACATATCGCTGCACCGCGATGGGTTGAACAGCCTTCACTCAATCAACCACGCTTTGTCACAATCCTATGGACTGTTGACAGCTTGCTTATGTACGGCACAGCCTTCTGGCAGATCAAAGAGACTTACCAAGAAGATGGAAGAATGGCAAGAGCTGAGTGGATTGCTAACACTCGCGTAACATTCGACACAGATTTCCCTTCAACTATTGTGACACAATATTATGTTGATGGAGTGCCAGTACCGATGTCAGGTATCGGATCACTTATTACATTTCAGAAAGATGAAGGTATCCTTAATACTTCTGCTCGCACTATTCAGAGCGCGATAGATATTCATAGAGCTGCTGCTATTGCTGCACAAACTCCAATGCCAAGTGGTTACATCCGTAACAATGGTGCTGATCTAGATCCTAAGGAAGTTCAAGGATTACTTGCTGCATGGAAGAATGCTCGCCTCAATCGCGCAACTGCATATCTAACTTCTACTCTTGAATACAATGCAACATCTTTTTCACCTAAAGACATGATGTATAACGAGGCAATTCAAAACAGCGCAACAGAGATTGCTCGCGCTTGTGGAGTACCGCCTTACTATCTTTCTGCTGATCAAAACACGACTATGACATACGCCAATGTGCAAGATGAACGCCGTCAGTTTATCTGGATGATCCAGCCTTACATTTCAGCAATAGAAGCTCGTCTTTCAATGGATGACATTTCTACTGCTGGTCACTATGTCAAATTTGCAGTAGATGACACATTCTTACGCACTAACCCTATGGATCGCTTGCTAGTAATCGAGAAGATGCTTGCACTTGGTCTAATCACTACAGAGCAAGCCATGGAAATGGAAGATCTATCTCCTAACGGAATGGAAGAATAATGACAACCCTATACATCGAAGCAGCATCAATCGAGTGCAGCGAAGATCGCCGTGAGATCTCAGGAAAGATTGTTCCAATGGGAACAGGCGAGATTGGCAATACTAACCTCGGAGCTTATGTCTTTGAGGCTGGATCAATTGAAATCGCTGACCCATCTAAGATCAAGTTGTTATCACAGCATGACATGAAAAAGCCAATCGGTCGCATGACTGCTTCAGAAGTTCGCGAAGATGGACTTTATGCAACATTTAAGTTAAGCCGTAGCACAGGTGGTAATGATGCACTTGTTATGGCGCAGGAAGGTCTTGTCACAGGTCTTAGCATTGGTGCAGAAGTAATTGCATCAAAGCCATCACGCAATGGTCACACAGTCGTTACAGCGGCTTCTCTAAAAGAAGTCAGTCTTGTCACAGAAGCGGCATTTAAGTCAGCCGCAATTACAGAAATTCGCGCAGAAGAAAAATCTGTTGTCGAAGAAAACCCAACTACAGAAAGCGAGACAGCCGTGGAAGAAACCACTCCAGCAGTCGAAGCAACACCTTCAGTAGAGGCAGCGGCTGTCGAGGCTGCTCGCCCAACTGTTACAGCAATGTACTACACAACACCACGCATTAACACAGCTCCAGAAGTATTTTTGGAGAATGCAGTACGCGCACAGTTCGGTGATGAGAATGCTCGTCAATACCTACGCGCTGCTTCAGATACAGACACAACAGATGTTGCAGGTCTTGTACCAACACGCCAGCTAACAGAGATCATCAACAATAAGTCAACTTCAGGTCGACCATCAATTGATGCAATTTCAGCAGGCACACTTCCAGATGCAGGATTCAAGTTCCAGATCCCACGCGTTAAGGCTGTTCCAACTGTTGCAGAGACAGCAGAGAAGGCAGCATTCTCAGATACTCAGGTCGAGATCGAGTACCTAGATGTAGATGTCAAGAAGTATGCAGGAATGCAATTATTCGATGTTGAAGTTCTTGACCGCACATCACCTGCATTCTTCGCAGAGCTACAATCACTCATGGCAGATGCTTACGCTAAGGCAACAAATGTTGCAGTACGCACAGCAATCCAGACAGGTGCTTCAGCAGATGGCACAGCAATCACACTTCCATGGGATGGTGCTGAAATGGCTGGCTTTATTGCTCGCGCTTCAGACTCAATCTACACAAACACACTTCGCTTTGCACAAAGCGTAATTGTTTCTCCAACACAATGGAGCAACATCATGGGCATGGTAGACGGACAGAATCGTCCTCTATTCATCGCTTCACAGCCACAAAACGCAGCAGGTTCAGTATCACAGAGCCTACGCGGATCTCTACTAGGTCTTGATCTATATGTTGACTACTCACTCACAGGTGTAGCTGACGGATCAATCATCGTAGTAAATCGCGATTCATACACATGGTACGAGTCACCACGCCTACAGCTACGCGCTGACAAAGTTGGTACTGGTCAGGTAGAAGTCGGATACTACGGCTATGGCGCAATCGCCACCAAGGCAGCAGCAGGCGCGTTCAAGTTCAATAACGCAGCTTAATCTAGCCAACTAAGTACGCTCTGAGGGGTAGTAGCCCTCTACCCCTCAGAGTCTTTAGAAAGGAAAAGGAATGGCACTAACTACAGTAGCAGAGCTCCGATCAACACTCGGAGTCGGTACGCTGTACCCAGATGCCACCTTGCAGGAAGTGTGTGACGCTACAGATGCAGTCCTACTTCCAATGTTATGGGCTAACACAGAATTCGCTATTGGTCACTCTAATGTTGGCACAGTAGGCACAATGTACTTCGACAAGAATGTCGAGATGATTTACTATGTGGGTCAGACTGTAGTTATCACAAATGCAGGCTCTCACTTTAATGGCAGCAAGACAATCACAGGTGTTCATGGTCGCACTTTTACAGTTACTACAAACCATGTAACCGATACGCCTTACCACCCATTTAATCCTTTTGCTAATGTCGCAGCATCAACCTATGTTGACTGGGCAGAAGATAAAGCAGTCCAGCAAGCAGCTTTGATGATATCTGTCGAAATCTGGCAAGCCCGTACTGCTACCCTTTCGGGCAGTAACCTTGTCGATTTCCAGCCGTCCCCGTACAGGATGTCGAGTCAATTACTCGCCAAAATACGGGGGTTGGTTTCCCATGCGCTAGATCCTAGAAGTCTTATAGGCTAATGACTGTACCTATTACGACACTTCGCAGCACATTAGCTGCCGCACTTGTAGATAATACAAAATACCAAGTTTTTGCTTTTCCGCCTGCAACTGTTTTGGCGAACTCAGTTATTGTCAGCCCTTCAAGCGAATACATCGTGCCTAGCAATAACTCACAGATTTCAGTCAGTCCTATGGCTAACTTCCAGATTGTTATTACGACCATGCTCTACGACAACGAGGGAAACCTTAACGGGATAGAAGATTTTGTATGCAGAGTGTTCGCACTGCTCGCGGCATCTGGTCTGGTCTATAATGTAAGCGCAATAAGCGCACCTAGTGTTCTCAACGCGGCAAGCGGAGACTTGCTTAGCTGTGAGATGTCCGTATCAATCCTAACGAGTTGGAGTTAATTATGTCCGATTGGGAAAAAGAGAACGAAGCCTTTCTGATCAAGATCGGACAGGTTAAGCCAGAAGCACCAAAGCCAGCACCTACCAAGAAAGACGAGGAATAATCTCATGGCTATATTTCTAAACAACAATGTCGGCGTGAAGATCAATTCAGTCGATCTTTCAGATCATGTGACAAGCGTAGTCATCAATCGCGTCTTTGACGAGCTTGAGGTAAGTACGATGGGCGATTCCAGTCACAAATTCGTAAAAGGATTGGAATCTTCAACAGTGACAATCGACTTCCTAAACGACACAGCAACAGGAAGCGTTTTACAGACACTTCAAGCTGCATGGGGAACAACTGTCACAGCAGTATTCCTACAGACAAAGGGAACAGCGGTTTCAGCAACGAACCCTCTCTATACCGTTTCTCTGTTGATCAACAACACTACCGACATTAACGGCAGCGTCGCTGATATTGGAAGCATGTCGATTACATTTACTGCTAACTCAACAGTTGCAGTAGCAACCACAGGCACATTCTAAAAAACTAAACAAAGGGGCAAACCATGGCAAGACTAAAGATAGTTCGTACAGATGGAAGCGTACTAGAAGGCGAGATCACCCCAGCGGTGGAATACGCATTTGAGCAGTACGCTAAAAAGGGCTTCCATAAGGCGTTCCGCGATGAAGAAAAGCAGAGCGATGTCTATTGGTTAGCATGGGAAGTAACACGCAGATCAGGTGAGTCTGTTAAGCCTTTTGGGATTGACTTCATCGAAACACTTAAGAGTGTATCGGTCGAGGACTCAGACCCTTTAGCTTAAAGCGCGATCTTCCATTCACCTACCTAATTGCTAGGCTAAGCATTAGGTTAGGGATCGCGCCACAGCAATTATTAGAGCTAGACCGAGTAATGCTCAACGCATTGTTTCAAGGTCTTACAGACGAAGCGAAGGAGTCAGCAGATGCCCACAGAAGTCGTAGGCGCGGTCGCACTTCGTAAGGCTCTTAATAAGTATGCTCCAGATCTTGCAAAAGAATTGACAAAAGAATTGGGTGCAGTCTTAAAGCCTATTGTCAATGAGGCTAGGTCTTTTGTTCCTATTGCTTCGCCGATGAGCGGTTGGAGTGAAGTCATGCAGCCGCGTGGCAAGTTTCCTAAGTACAATGCTGGAGAAATCCGCAGAGGCATTATCTACAAGACAACACCATCAAAGCCTAATCGCGCTGGGTTCGTAAATAACATCCGCATCCAGAATAAGTCCATGCAGGGTGCTATCTATGAGACTGCTGGTCGTAAGAATGGTCAAGGTCAGGATTGGGTAGGATCTAAAGCAGGTGGATCATCTAAGGGTGTATCTCGCTCAAATAACCCTTATGCAGGAAATCAATTTATTTCCAATCTCGGTCAACTGTACGGAACAGGCAGAAAGGGCGATCATCGCATGATGGGTCGCTTAATCTTTAGGGCATGGGCTAACACACAAGGTAGAGCCAATGCTTCTGTCTTTAAGGCAATTGAAAACACCACAGATAAGTTTAATCGTAGAACAGCGATAGTTGATGTTAGGAGAGCAGCATGAGTAATGTAGCAATTAACATCGCCGCCGAGTTCACAGGTAAAAAGGCTTTCAAGGAAGCCGAGACAGCTACAGCAAAACTTACTAAAACTGTTAAGACACTCGCTGGCTCATTAGGTATTGCATTCGGTACTGCCGCGATTACTCGATACGGCAAGGCAGCAGTCAAGGCATTCGCAGAGGATGAAGCAGCAGCAATTCGCCTCACTCGCGCTGTTGACAATCTAGGCATTGGCTTTGCAAATCCTTCTATTGCTGATTACATTTCTGAATTAGAGAAGTCAGCCGCTGTTGCAGATGATGTTCTAAGACCTGCTTTCCAGTCTCTATTGACCACTACTGGCTCATTGACTCAATCTCAGAAGTTACTCAATGATGCAATCACAATCAGCAGAGCTTCTGGAATTGACCTTGCAACTGTTAGCCAAGACCTTGCCAAGGGTTATGTTGGAATAACTAAAGGCTTAATAAAGTACAACACAGGACTTACCAAGGCAGAGATCCAATCAAAGTCTTTCTCTGAGATCCTAGGAGTGCTGCTTACCCAATCAGCAGGTGCAGCTTCAGACTATCTAGACTCTACGGCTTACAGCATGGAAGTCTTATCTATCGCTAGCGGTAACGCTTCAGAGATTATCGGTAAGGGCTTAGTAGATGCTTTTGCTCGCATTGGCGGTGGCACAGAAGCCAGCGATGCAGCGATAGCAATCGAGGGCATTGCAGGTGCTCTAGCAAAGATAACAGTTGCAACTGGTACTGCTATCGGTGGTGTTACCAATGTATTTAAGACACTAAAGAACCTACCTAAGAATATCTTTCAAGGCTTTGCAGGTGCTCAAACTGGTGTCAATCTAGGCAAGACACAGCCTAAAGCACCACAGTTGAGTCTAAGTGAGAAGCAAAGAAATGCCGCCTTAGCAAAACTAGAAGCAGCGGCAGCAGCAAGAGCAAAGAAATTAGAAGCCGCACAAAAGGCAGCAACTAAGGCACAGCAAGATGCTCTAAAACTTGCTAAGGCAAGAGCAATCTTTGACCTACAGCAGATCCAGATTCAAGCAGCTCTCAAAGGTAAACTGTCAGAGGAAGATAAGATCCGCCTGAAGTTGATGCAAGCCATCGAGGAAGAAAACCTAAGTAATGTCGAGAAGTACGAGAAGGCATTAGAAAAGGCTCAGGAGAAGGCTAAAGAGCTTCAAGAGCAGTTAGATAAGGTTAAGGCTCTAGAAGTAAAAGATCCTTTCAGCACATGGAAGGTTGATCCTCTTACTACTGCCATCAATGGCTTGACTGGAGCAATCGAGGAAGTCCGTACTGGCATGACCTCTACAGGGGTGGCTTACTCCACCCTGACTAAGCAGATTGCTGAAACTGTTATTAAGCCTAACTTGACTCAGTATAAAGAAGAGTTCAAGATGGCAACGGATGAGTCAGAGTCAGCAGTAGAGACGGCAGTCACAACCCTTGGCTCAACAGCGACAGCAGCAACAGCAGCAGCCATCGCTGCAGCAGCAGCCTTAGTTGCTGCCAATAACTCTAATCTTACTTCTACTGCAGCCACTACGACTGAGGCGATTGGTACATCGACTACTACTGCAACCGATACCACAGTCTTAGCAATTGCTGAGTCAGGCTCAGCTACAGCAAGCACTATTGTGGCAACCTCACAGGCTGCAGCAGATGCTCTGGATAAACTCTACGAGGATTCAACCACGGCCTTGTCTAACGCTTCTGCTTCTACTACTACAGATTTCATGGCTACATCTTCTGCTGCTCTAGAAAGCCTCAAAGACATATTAAATGCACAGGCAAATGATTACGCGGCAGCAGCGGCAGCAGCTAGTGCACAGGCAACCGCCGATGCAGCAGACAGAGCTGGAGCAGGAACCGCTGGCGGTGGAGTCAACATTACTGTGAACACAGGCGTGGGAGATCCTAACGCTATCGCAGAGGCTATTCAGCAGGTCTTAATTGATGCAGGCAATCGAGGCACTCTAGACTTACAAGGTATCGGCTAATGCCATGGCTTCCAGAGTGGCGTGTGACAGTCAACGATGATGTCTACACCAATGTCACAAGCGTATCTTTTGCATCTGGTCGTTTAGACATCGACCGCCAGCCTACCGCTGGCTACTGCCGAGTACAGATTATCAACACAGACGGATCACCTTTTACTATCAATGTCTCTGAGTCAATCACTTTAGAGCTAAAAAATTCATCTGGTACTTATGTAACTGTATTCGGTGGCGAGGTCTCAGACTTCTCCATCGGAGTCAGAAGTCCAGAGGAGACTGGCTTTATCACAGTCGGCACTCTATTGGGCGTAGGAAGCCTTGCAAGGCTCACCAAGGCTGTATATAACACAGCCCTAGCAGAAGGCTTAGACGGGGCACAGATCGCCGCTATTCTAGGCAATGCCCTATCCCTGCCATGGTCACAGGTAACACCAACACAGACATGGGCAACCTATCCTGCAACAACCACATGGGCTGAGGCAGAGACTAGCGTGGGCACAATTGACTCAGGCTTCTACACCATGATTGCTCTAGCTGCTTCTGCTTCTGCTAAGTCCAACACTCTTGCAGACCAGATTGCCAATAGCGCACTAGGTCAAATCCATGAGACCAAGACAGGCTTAGTCGATTATGACGATGCGGATCATCGCTCTAACTATCTAGTGGCAAATAACTACACAAACCTTGATGCTAACTACGCATCACCTAGCACCATCCGCTCGACTACCCAGACTGCTCGCATCCGTAACAGCCTTATCTATCGCTACGGCACAGGCTATGCATCGACCTACAGTACCTCTAATACCGACTCTATAGTCTCTTACGGGCTCTATGAGCGTTCATCTGACTCTAATATCAAAGACTCAACAGACATGGCTAATATCGCCACGAGAGAGTTAAGCCTACGCGCCACGCCTAGAGGCTCACTAGAGACAATTACCTTTAGACTTGACAATCCAGACATGCCTAGCGTGTTGCTCGACCGCCTTATCAATGCTTTCTTTGGTCAGCCTGTCCTAGTCCAGAACCTACCCAGCAACATGCTAGATGGCTCATTCGGTGGCTTTGTGGAAAACATAGTCATGAACGCCACACCTACTTTTGTGGACTTAACCCTCTACATCTCTGCCACACCATTCTCGCTGAGTTTATTACAATGGCAGACAATTACACCTGTTGACCTAACTTGGGCAGAGGTAAATGGTACACTTACTTGGACTAACGCGATCGGAGCTTTAACCTAATGGCAACTACAACAACTAACTTTGGGTTCGACATCCCACAGAGTTCAGACCTAGTTAAGGATGGCGCGACCGCAATCGCAGAGCTTGGTCAGGACATCGATACCAAGTTCGCAGGTCTGACAGTCAATGCTCAAACTGGCACTACCTATACAGCAGTCAAGGCAGATGGACTCAACGCTATCGTTACTATGGACAATGCCTCAGCTAATACTTTCTACATTCCAACAGATGCCACATACGCTTTTCCTACTGGCACTACTTTAATTGTGTACATGAAGGGTGCAGGAGTAACAACAATTACTGCAACAACTCCAGCAACAACTACAGTAGTCAGCGCAGGTGCAGTCATTGGCTCGCCTGTTTTGGCGCGTTACAAGTCAGCAGCTTGCATCAAGATCGCTGCTAACTCATGGATCGTAGTGGGTGCAGTTGCCTAATGCTCAATTCATTAGTAGGGATTATTGCCTCTAGTGGTGGGGCAGCAGGTGGTACGGCTTACGAGTCCATTGCATCTGCAACTGGTACAGGATCATCGGGAACAATCACATTCTCATCTATTCCTAGCACCTACACCTCTTTGCAAATTAGAGGTATTACTAAGGGAAGTACAGTAAGCAATGGAATGGTTAGTTCCACAATACGCCTTAACAATGATTCAGGCAGCAATTACGCCTACCACGCACTTTACGGAAATGCTACTACTGTCACAGCCCAGGGGTTAGCCACACAGCCAGAAGGTGCTATTTATTACAATTCCGTTTTAAGTGGAGCAAGCGTGACTAATATGGTTGGTGCTTTTATTTTAGATTTACACGATTACGCATCGACTTCCAGATATAAAACAATCCGCAGTTTTAGCGGCGGTGACTTAAATGGTAACGGCACATCTTATGTAGGATTAACCTCTAGCCTGTGGCAAAGCACATCGGCGGTCAATTCTATTTCAATCATTTCTCTTGGTGGAAACTGGACTACACAAACACAGTTCGCACTATACGGAATCAAGGGAGCGTAAATGCCAGCAACATACGAGCCAATCGCTACCACTACTTTAGGCACGGCAGCCGCTAACATCACATTTTCGACAATACCTGCAACATATACAGATTTAAGAATTGTGTTGGTAGGTACTGTGTCAACAGTTAATAATCCACGCATCCAGTTTAACTCTGACACAGCGTCAAATTATTCTTACACTTACCTTAACGGCAATGGCGCAAGCGCGACATCTGGCAGAGGAACAAACACTATCGCTCTAATATCTTGGGGCAATATGGACACTACAGTCCCTACAATGATTACAGTTGATGTTTTCAGTTATGCAGGAAGCACTAACAAAACAGTTTTAAGCACTCACTCTTTAGATAAGAACACCACAGATGGCTCAGGAAATGTTGGTCGCATTGTTTCTTTGTGGCGCAACACGGCAGCAATCACTTCTGTAACCCTTGCAGGTGGCGGAGTAGATTTTAAGATCGGCACTACAGCCACACTCTACGGAATATTAAAGGCGTAAAATGGCGAATACATACACACTTATTTCAAGCAATGTGCTTAGCAGTTCTGCTGCAAGTGTTACCTTCTCTGCTATTCCTGCAACTTATACTGACTTGGTGCTTAGATTTTCTGCAAGAGGAACTGGTGGTGGTGGAAACAACATTTATCTAGATCAGATCAATGGCACTACTACTACGATTTATTCTTACACTCGATTGTCTGCAACTGGAACAACTGCAGCTTCAAGCAGAGCGACAAATGACACAATTGCTATAAATGCTCTTATGCCGGGTTCTACTTGGACTGCTAATTCTTTTGGTAGTTTTGAGATTTATCTACCAAACTACGCAGGTTCAGTAAACAAGGCACTTGAGGCATCTGTTGCGTCAGAGGACAATTCAGCAGGAAATAATTACCTTGCTGCACAGGCTGGCTTGTGGCGTTCAACTTCTGCAATCACATCATTCCGCCTAAGCAACCCTTTCGACAATATCATTTCAGGTTCATCTTTCTATCTATACGGCATCAAGAACTCATAAGGAGCAACAATGACAACAGCAATTGAAGTAAACTGTGCAACAGGTGAGGTCATCGAGCGTCCATTGACAGCCGATGAGCTATTAGCCAATGAAGCAGCGGCAGCACAGGCAGAAGCAGATCGTCTAGCAGCAGAAGCAGAGGCAGCAGCCAAGGCTGAGGCTAAGGCTGCACTACTGGAGAAGTTAGGCATCACAGAAGATGAAGCGAAGCTGTTACTTGGATGAAGGTCAAGCTCTCTAAGGCTGCTGTCCAGTTAAGGGAGCAGATCGATGACTCATTCCCAGATCGTGACCGCACATCGGATGGTTGGATCGGTGATACCCGACACGCTCATCGCAAGTCGGATCATAACCCTGATGCTGAGGGTTGGGTTCGTGCCCTTGACATCGACCGTGACCTGTTTAAGGGATCGCGACCAGACATCATGCCAGATCTTGCAGATCAACTTCGTATCGCTTGCAAGTCTAAGCAGGAAAAGCGTATTAGTTACATTATATTCGATGGACAAATATGCTCGCCCATCCTCAATTGGAAGTGGCGCAAGTACACAGGGGCTAACAAACACACCAAGCACATGCATGTCTCGTTTAAGAAAGCGGCTGACAATGATGGTGCTTTTTATCAAATACCTATGTTAGGCGGAGAATAATGAAGATCAAGCACCCTGCATACCTAGCTGCTGGAGCATTCTTAGCAGCATGGGCATCATCTAACTTTGAGGCAGATTACCGCGCAATCCTATGGGCTGTGCTATCTGGCATATTCGGATATGCGAGCCCTAAAAAATGACAGAGACAGATTTCTTTCAACTCTACATTGCCACCATTGCAGCCCTTGGTGGTCTTTCTGCTTTCGTCATTACTCATCTACTGGCAGAAATCAAGCGACTTCATGCGCGTGTCGATGAGATCTATAACATCCTTCTAGAGCGATAATAAAACCATGGCAAGAAAAGCAACTAGAGCATTAGAGGATCAAGGTTACTCAAAGCTAGATGCCTACTGCATTGGGCTACATGAGTATTACAAGTCATTGCGTAAGGCTGGCTTCAATGAAGGTCTAGCCCTGTTCATGATTACCGATGTTCCATCCTATCCTCGCTGGATCTTGCCAGACCCAATCGAACCAGAGAAGCTGGGCGATTACGAGGATGATGAGGATGACGATTAAGCGAATAGTCGTAGTCTCGGACTTACAAGTCCCTTACCATGACAGGGTTGCAACCCGTAACCTTGCTAGTTTCATCAAGAAGTTTAAGCCAGACCAAGTAGTCACCATCGGTGATGAGATAGACCTACCACAGATTAGCAAGTGGGAAGAGGGGCGCATGGGCAGTTATGCCCAGACCCTAGACGATGATCGCAATGAGGCTGTAGACCTACTTTGGGAGTTAGGCGTTACAGACTGTATTCGTAGTAATCACACAGACCGCCTTTACAATGTCATCATGGCTAAAGTCCCTGCATTCGGGGCATTGCCAGAGCTTCGCTTTGAGAAGTTCATGCGCTTTGATGAGTTAGGCATTACCTTCCATAAGAACCCTATGCCTATTGCACCTAACTGGATTGCAGTCCATGGAGACCACACACCCATCAAGCCACAGGGGGGTTTATCAGCCCTAGAAGCGGCTCGTAGGCATGGAAAGAATGTCATCTCAGGACATACTCACAGAGCAGGGCGTAGCGCCTTCTCAGAGGCTTCTGGGGGGCGTATAGGGCGTGTCTTACATGGTGTCGAGGTAGGCAATCTTATGGACTTTAAGCAAGCTGCATACACCAAGGGTGTGGCTAACTGGCAGCAAGCCTTTGCCATTGTCTATGTGAACAAGGCTAAGGTTCAGGTGGATCTAATCAACATCGAAAAGGATGGCACATTCATTGTGTCTGGAAAGTCCTACGGCAGACCTAGATAATCGTTATCATTTCGTTATCAAAATGTGCTTGATTAGTCTGTCATCTATGCAACACTAAGTCTGTGAGGGAAACTCCCGAGCAGATAGGGCTAACATGAGCAATTTAGACAAGCTGTTTATTATCAGCATTATTGGCATATTCATTGGCTTTGCTATTGTCATCTTTGATGTACAGCGCACAGCTTATGACAAGGGCGTACGCGATGGATACCATCGTGGTCGTAGCATCAAGGGGCAGGAATGAAAGCGAATGAAATCCTGCTCACAGCAACCGACACGATCTCTGAGCGTGGCTTATCATATGGTCACCCTTCGGATAACCTGCAACACACCGCAATGCTTCTCTCAGCATACCTACAAACACCAATACACGACTATCAGGTGGCAGGGATCATGGTCTTGGTTAAACTTGCAAGGACTAATCAATCCGCAGACCAGATTGACACATGGATCGACATGGCATCGTACGCCGCAATCGGCGGACAACTAGCAACAGAGGAGAATGACCTTTATGTTTAATCTAGCAGACTATGAGCCAGTGGAGGTTCGACTTGAAAAGTTTATTAAGGACTATCCATCATTTCGCATTGCAACAGAGCTTGAAGTGGTCGAGGCAACTCGATACATTGTTAAGGCGTATCTATTTAAGGATGCTGGCGATAGCGTTGCGTGGGCAACAGGGTACGCTGAGGAGACAGTTACTACACGAGGGGTTAATCAGACTTCAGCACTGGAGAATTGCGAGACTTCGGCGATCGGCAGAGCACTTGCAAATGCAGGTTATGCGCCTAAAGGAAAGAGACCAAGCCGCGAGGAAATGAGCAAGGTAGTAGCTGCTAAGCCAGTTAAGCCACCTGTTCAAGAGGTCAAGGCAGAAGATCAGGACTATTGGACTACTCCAGTTGGTCAGTACAACAAGGTAGTGGATGCGCCTGTCACGCTTGACAAGGCTATGGAGACTGTGGCTGCAATCATGGGAACACCTGAAGCAGTAGAAGCTCCATCGTGCGAGCATGGTCACATGCAATGGAAAGAGGGCGCGAAGAACGGCAAGGCATGGGGCGGATACTTCTGCAACTCAGCTGGGTCATCTGCACACCGATGCCCTACCAAGTGGTACAACCTAGGGTCGGACGGAAAGTTCGCTCCACAGAAGGCGTGGGCATAATGGAAGATCAATACATTCCAGAAGAGCGTTGGACACCATTACACATTAACTGGGTTAATTCACTATGGAATTACTCAAAGCGAGTTTTGATCTGTTCATGGAAAGGGCATGATTACTTGCAACCTTATTGTTTTAGATGCTGGGCAGAATCATGGACGGAGATCTAAATGGGTTATGTTGAATACTTTGACGAGACAACTGGAGTGTGGACTAACATAGAAGATGTTCCACTCTTTGACACGATTAACTGTCAGCTCTGCAATGAGCCTACCGAAGCGCATGACATTGTGGCAGAGATTAAGTTCAAGGATGATCTGCCTATCGTGGGTGCTTGGCAATGTCGCAAGTGTAAAGCTGTTAATGGGTAGTCAAGCAAGGAAACACCGAGGTTTCCGCACAGAGCGCGTAGTCGCACAGTACCTATCGACTGTGTGGAGTGGTGCAACTGTCGGAAGGGGTAGCGGTAAGGACATAGTTAATGTTCCGTTCGATGTTGAGGTTAAGGCTCGCGCTGGATTTCAACCATTGGCTTACATTAAACAATTGAAGGCTCGGACAGCCATTTCGGGGGAATTAGGCTTCGGAGTCATCAGGCTAAATGGACAAGGAGAAGATGCTGCTGAGTATTGCGCCATCATCCGACTAGCCGATCTCTTACCGCTACTTACACTAAAGTATGGTCATCTAACCAGCGAACCCACAGAGGCAGACATTGACCGCTGCACAGGCTGTGGGTCTTACATGATAAGGAAGTGTCTAACATGCCAGCCTACGACTACACATGCAGAGAATGTGATCTCAGTCAAGAAATTAGCCATGGATGGCACGATCGACCAGTAATACCTTGCACTTACTGTAATGAGCCTATGGTTAAGGTAATCGCAGCTAATCCAATACATTTTAAGGGCAAAGGATGGGGCAAAGACTAATGACAACACCAAATGACTTTTATGGAAGATCTTGCATTGTTTCGGGGCATCAATGGGGTAGTTATGAAGCCACACTCAGATGTATTTGGTGTGGAGATTTCATTCAAGAGTTATCCACAGAAGTTATCCACAGGGCATAATAAGGAGGTCTCAATGAAGCGACACGCCGCTCTGACCAGCACTTTTAATAATGTACTTGACTCCAATGGTACGCTATCACAGCAGAGCCTCTCAAAGGCTCACCCCGAGCGCGTTAAGCGCGTAGCTCGGGGGGTGCTAGTAGCTATTGGGATAGCTCTATGCATCATGCCTGATGCAGGTGGCTCTAAACCAATGCAATATGTAACATATAAAGAATATGCTTTACATCTATTACATTATGATAAAAAGCAACATATATGTCTATTGAGATTATATGGTAAAGAGAGTGCATGGAATCCTAAGGCTAGTAATGGATCTCATTATGGAATACCACAAGGGAAGAGTGAGTGGCTTAAAGACCAAGATGGTTATGCTCAAGTAAGATGGGGCTTAGGATATATAGAGCATAGATATCAAACTCCATGCAAGGCTTATGATCATTGGAAGGCATACAATTGGCACTAGACAAGCTCAACTCAAGGCGCTACAGAGAACAGCGTGAACGAGTGTTCAAGCGTGATGGTCGGATATGCCAGATATGTGGCACAGATGAGGGTGAGATGCACATCGATCATGTGATACCACGCAAGGTAGGTGGCGATCATTCATTAGATAATCTCAGAGTGTTATGTAAGTCATGCAACCTGCGCAA